CAAGGATCGTGGTTCAGACCAGTCCGAACAATTCCTAAGAGGGCGAGAGACTAAATATAGTAATCTACTATCAAACTTTGAACTGATGCCTTATATTACCGAGTTTAGTAACACTAACTTAGAGGAGCAGGGGAAGGTACTCGCATTCTTGGAGAGTAATCTCAAGATGTAAAATGCCTTTCTGGGATGTGAAATGCCATGCAATTTTGAATTCCTAGAAAAAGCTAATTACGATTGGATGGATCTGCTCAACTTCCACGAGCGTCCATTCAGAGCGAAGTTTATACCTTCAAAAGTTTGGCAAGACCTAGACAACTATTGCAACGATAGTAAGGGTCTTTCAAACTACTTTAAAAAGTGGAGAACCAAAGTCGAGTTCCTTCCACAAAAATCCAAAGCCAAAATGTACGACAACTATGTTGCCGTTGGTGGCGAATATGGACCAGATGAACGACAGTGCTGTATCCAAATATACACAACTGAGTTCGATAGGTTTTCATTCACCTACGATACATGGAACAAATTTAAGTATCGTATAATGCAGACTCAAATGCATGAGTTGGTTCACTTTATGCAGTTTGATCGAAGAGGAGACGAGTGGTCTAACTACGTCGTTCCTTACAAGAAAGTAAAACATGAAAAGAAGAACATTGAGAGAAGATATCTCTCCGAGTTCGATGAAATTCAGGCTTATGCCCACTGTGTGTTACTTGATTTCAAAATCTATAAACCATCCATCAGCACAGAAGAACTAATCAATAGAGCAAAAAACTCTAAAGACTCTTCCACTCTAAACTACATCCTAAAAGCATTTAATTACGACTATCGTAATAACGCTGCAATTCCTAAGTTGATGCAGCAGATCGTCAAGTGGGATCGTAAATACCAGAGAACTATCCGAGCGTCTCGTCGTCCTAAATAATCCAGAAACACTTTGTTCTGGAGAGATTGATGGCAGGTAAAATAAACGAAGGTGATGTGATCGAGGGTATATTTACCATCGGTCTCGCATTATTCATTGCAGAAGGTAAAGTCGATAAGACTAAGCTGAACAAAATACGAACTCAGATTGATACTAAGTTATTCAATACTGGTCGATTTAAAATGGCTGTTGCTACTGCAATCACTCGAAAAAAAGGTAACAAACCACCTGACATTTTTAATGTCGGGTTTGAGATGCGTCTCAAGCCAGAATCTGTTGTTGGTGCTTTTGGCGAAGATTATAATACCATTTACTACAAATCATCTAAAGATATCGGAAATCTTGATAAAAAAATAGATCAGCTAATCAAATCAATTGATTATGGATCATTTAGTAGAAGAGTTACAGTAGTAGTAAATCAATTCTTAGATAACAATGTAGGTGAAGTTGTAGACTTTAATGTTATAGCAGATGGAATTGCTGGTGAGTCTAGCGGTGGAGCAATTAAAGGTGATGTATCATTAGACATCTATGCTACTGCAAAAGGTAAAACTAAAAGGATTCATGGTGGAACCATACCATTTTCATTAAAGTCTGAAAGTGTAACAGTTGCAAATCTATCACCATATAATGGTATGTTAGATATCGCAGCAGCACTAAAGATTAATTGGGATGCTAAGACTAAGTATCAAAGATTATCTAAAGCATTTAATGGACCAGCAGAACAAGCAGCAAAATTTGAAATGATTACCTCCATGTATAATGATTTAAAAAAAGAAATAATTCTTAAATCAGCATCACAAGGATTCACAAAAGATGCATTAGGATTTTTAGGTAGAGGTATATTTGGTGATGACCTTGCTGATGTTGTTGACATACAAAAGGGTAAGGTAAAAGAAATTACAACAACTTACTTTAAAGAACTACAGAAAAATTCAGTTCTTTATGTAGTTGAAAAGGGAAATAATTTGGTGTTTAAAGATAAGAAAACTCAATCACCAATATTTCAAATAAGAACTAAATTAAGACCACCACCAGCTAACGAAGCAAAGTTTTATCTTGAAGTCGGCTCTGGTGTTTATGCGCAATAATAACCAGCAAACAATAATATGATAAATTTCAAAGCATTCCTTAAAGAAGATAAACTAAATGAAAGTTTGCTTTTAGAAGCAGAATCTTCATCTGTTGATTCAGATGATAAAGGTAAACTTCATGAGATACTTTTAGCAAAACATCTACATCCTGAAACTAAACTTCCAGAACATCATCGTTCATTCTCTGATAATCCAGATCATGCTGGTACTCCAGATCAAGTTCATGAAAAACTAAAAGAAAAGATTCCACCTGCAGCGTATAACGAAATTGATCGTCATGCTAAACAATCCGCAGCAGCATTTAAGAAACATCTTCAAGACCATGGACATATTGGTGACCATGCTCACATTGGTAATATTCACTGGACATCCAACGCTGACAAAGCAAATGTCGCTGGTGACCATGAGAAAACTACTGGTGTCAAAGATGTGAATTCCAATGCTGACTTAATTGTTACGCTGCATAACAAAGAAGGTAAGCCAGTTGGGCATCATGGCATTTCTGCTAAGTATGGATCCAATGAACCAAACTATCGTAATCCAGGACTTGATGCATTAGAGAAAACTGCTAAACTATCATCTGGATCTCTTGGTGCTCCAATGCAACATCATACTGATGCCATGGAGAAAATGGGTTACACTGGTTCAGCAGACCAAAGAAACATTCAAACTAAGATTGATGAAATGCCTATCAACGACATTCGTCAGAAACATGCTGAGGGTCTTGCTTCGATTCAAGCAGGTAAGAAGCTATCTGGTAAAAAGAAAATCATGCATGATCACTTGGAAAAATTTGTTCAAGCACATGACGCACTACCAGAAAAGAAACAAGAAGCATTCCGTCAAAATGCTAATCAAAGAGCAGAGACTGCTCGTGCATCTAACCTTGCAGCAAGAACTCAGATGACTCAATCATTTGCTACAGGTATGGCTCAACATAAGTCAGAAGATTTAGCAAATATTGTTCGTCAGAATGTGTCACCGAATACTCACATTCCCCATACAGTTGTTCACAGTAAAGTTAAGGATAGTGGAGAAGCAGAATCCGTGATCAAACCAATGCACAGTTTAGCCGATGAACATTTGTCGCAATTCAAGCCAGATTCTTTACATGTAGTTCCAGGAAAAGGAACATCAGTTACTATTAAAGGTATCCATGCTAAGACAGGCAAGCCAACAGTTGCTGCTCGCTACACGATTAAATCATCCTCTGGTGCTCACAAGAGCGCAGTAGGCACGTTCAAGCTACAATAATCCCTCAATTCTGTAGGGTTATTGTTGACAATTATTGCAACTTAGGGTATAATAGTAATATGGTACTAGGATTTAAAGACTTTTTGACTGAAGCTGCACCAACTGAAGAAGGTGCAAAACTTAAGCACATCACTCACGCTGAGGATCGCCCACTGTTCCATGGAGCAGACGGATTTAATCATGCGTATAATGCCCTTCATGGTGCACACTTCCATACCAAGCAAGGTCACCAGTCAAACAAATTGACAATGAAGTATGATGGTTCACCATCTTTGGTTTATGGACATCATCCAGAGAATGGTAAATTCTTTGTTGCGTCAAAGTCTGCATTTAACGCATCACCAAAATTAAATTATACACCTGAAGATGTTGAGAAGAATCATGGACATGCTCCAGGTCTTGTAGAAAAACTTAAAGCAGCATTAGAACACGCACCAAAGATTGCACCAAAGAAAGGTGTATTCCAAGGTGATGTAATGTTCACTAAACCTGATCTTAAGAAAGAAGGAGACAAAACTTCTTTTACACCAAACACTATCACTTATGGTGCAAGAGGTGATAAAGCTGCATCAATCAACAAATCTAAATTTGGTTTAGTCACTCATACCAAATACGAAGGAACTAACCTAAGCAATATGCGTGCAACTGGTAATGTTTCTGAAAGTGATTTCGGTTCTCACTCAGACATCTATCACCACACTGCCAGCTACGATGCGTCAGGTGCAAAATACTCTGAACAGTCTCAACAGAAAGTGCTTGGTGAATTGTCTAAAGCCAAGACTATTCATGA